CGGGAGGCTTGAAGTCTAGAGGGCTTAGAATCAAGGGTGATGACACCCCGATCATGCCCGGAGAGTTCCGAGATGTAGATGTTCCCGGTGGCGCGATAAGAGATAACATTAGTTTCTTGCCTTACAAAGAGCCAAGCAGTGTTCTTTACCAATTATTAAATGATATTGTTGAGGAAGGACGAAGATTTGCCTCTGCTGCTGACGTAAAAGCAGCGGATATGAACGCTGAAGCACCTGTTGGTACAACTTTAGCGATATTAGAACGCTCTATGAAGGTGATGAGCGCGGTTCAAGCGCGTTTACACGCCTCTATGAGGTCTGAATTAAAGCTTTTATCGAATATTGTGCGGGATTTTGGCCCTTCATCATACCCTTATCTGCCCGATGAGGAGCCAATTACCCGCCAAGACTTTGATGACCGTGTAGATATCATTCCAGTTAGCGATCCTAACGCTGGAACGATGGCTCAACGCATAATGCAGTACCAAGCAGCACTGCAATTAGCCCAACAAGCGCCAGAAATGTACGATATGCCGCTTCTACACCGTCAAATGCTTGAAATATTGAATATTCAAGACGCAGACAGGATTGTTCCGCTAGAAGACGAGATAAAACCGACAGATCCGGTCAGTGAAAACATGAATTTGATCAATGGAGAGCCTGTTAAGGCGTTTATTTACCAAGATCACGAAGCACACATACAAACACACATGGCAATGGCGCAAGATGCCCAAATTCAAGAGATTTTGGGCAAAAGTCCTAACGCTCAGAAGGTTATGGCGGCTATGTCAGCTCATGTTCAAGAGCATTTAGCGTTTAAATACCGACAACAGGTTGAAAAACAGCTTGGAGTGGAGCTTCCACCCCCTGATCAGCCGCTTCCAGAAGATATTGAGTACAGGATATCCCGATTGGTGGCTCCTGCGGCAGAACAAGTGCTTAAAATGGGACAACAAGAGCAGCAACAGAAGCAAGCTCAAGAGCAAGCACAAGATCCTATTGTTCAGATGCAACAAAAAGAGCTTCAGATCAAAGAGCAGCAAGTTCAGATCAAGGCTCAGACTGAAATGGGCAAAATACAAGCCGATATGCAAAAAGCTTCGGATAAGTCCTCTCTTGAAAGAGAAAGAATGGATCAGAATGAGCGTATTGAGATGGCTAAGATTGATGCCAAGGTACAGTCTGACCTTTTAAAGGATGAGTTAGAACGTGATCGTTTAGAGTCCGATGAAGAAAATGAAGAAGCGAAGCTTGGGCTTGAGATCGCAAGAGAAGTAATGGAAAACGAAAGACAAGCTGAAGATATAGCCTCAAAAGAAATAATTGAAGGCTTTAAGTCTGGCGTTCAAACAGCAAAAGATTTAAGAGATGAGTGACGCGCTTTCAGATAACTTTATTGATGGAATCAGAAAAGGCATAAGAGCGCAGATGAATGAAATGAGCGACCACATTAGCGGTGGTGGCTGTGCTGATTTTAGCGAATACTCTAAGTGTTGCGGGATTATACAAGGTCTTGCAATGGCTGAGAGAGAGCTTCTTGATCTCAAGGAGAGATACGAGAAGGCATGATTTCTCCGTGTAATGCGGTGCAACGCGACTCTGGACGCGAATTTCCAGTGCAAGGAGATACTAATGAGTCAATCATTAGCAAAAAAGGAAGAGTTGTCTGAAGTGTCAGACGATAACTCCAGAAAGGCAAAGCAGTTACCCACGCCAAGGGGGTACAAAATCCTCATTACTTTGCCAGACCCCGAGGAAAAAACAGAAGGCGGCATAATAAAAGCCACTGAAACGCTGCAAAATGAAGAGATAGGTTCTATTGTAGGTATGGTCTTAGAATTAGGGCCAGACTGTTACAAAGACCAACAGCGGTTCCCTTCTGGGCCATCTTGTAAAGAAGGTGATTGGATATTAATGAGATCTTATTCTGGAACTAGATTTAAAGTTCACGGAAAAGAGTTTCGTTTAATAAACGATGACAGCGTAGAAGCTGTTGTTGAAGATCCACGGGGGATAGTTAAGGTATGAGTGAGGTACAACAGGAACTGGAGATGGAATCTCCTGCAAGTGCTGAAGATAAATTCTTTGGTGTTAGAACAACTATTGGCAAGAAAGGCGAAGTTAGTCAAAACGAGTCCGATTCTGAAGTATCAGATATTGAGTACGAAATCGTTGATGACAGGCCGCCTGAAGATCGAAGGCCGCCGAAAGCTCAAACATCTTCCCAAGAGGATGACGATGAGTTAAGCGGTTATAGCGAAAAGGTTCAGAAGCGAATCAATAAGCTGCGTTACGAGCAAAACGAAGAACGCAGACAAAGAGAAGCTTCTGAAAGAATGCGTGATGAGGCGGTTAAAGTCGCTCAAGTACTCGCAAACAAAAACAAAGAGTATGAAGCTTTAATTAATCGGGGCGAAGGCGCTTTGATTAATACTGTTAAGCAGAAAGCTGAAATGACTCTTGAAAACGCTAGATCAAAATACAAGAAAGCGTATGAAGAAGGAGATACAGATAATGTAGTCTCCGCTCAAGAACAGTTAATTAAGGCGCAGGCAGAACTAACAGAAGCCGAAAGGTATGAAGATAGTTTGCCTCAACAGCAAGATCAGTGGCAGCCCCCTGCTCCGCAAGAGCAGTATAATGCGGCTCCTGTTGCCCCTGCTGCACCACAGCAAGTGCCTCCGCCTCAACCTTCTCCTGAGTCAACAGCATGGGCTGAACGCAATCCTTGGTTTATGAATCCAGAAAATAAGGCAATGACTGCGACAGCTTATGGCCTGCATGAAGAAGCATTAAGAGATCATGGTTTAAGACCTAACTCTCCTCAATACTTTCAATATGTAGACAACGGCATGAGAGGTTCGTATCCTAATTACGGTTGGCAGGATGAAAGCGATACAGATGGGCGTACCGCGACTGTGACTGCCAATCAGCCCTCGTCGGTGGTGGCACCTTCCGCAAGGAATAATGGTGCTAAACCGCGCAAAGTACAGTTAACGTCCACTCAAGTAGCTCTCGCCAAGCGGCTTGGGTTAACCAACGAACAGTATGCAAAAGAACTCATTAAGGGGAATTTTTGATGTCTGAAGAGCGCACACCAAGAAAAAACACCTCGCGTAAAGCGGATGAAAGGCCAAGTGATAAGTGGATTCCCGCTTCTACCTTGCCAGATCCAGAACCGCAGGATGGTTGGGTTTTCCGATGGGTACGAGTTAGTATCCTAGGTCAACCAGATAACACTCATGTTTCTCAAATGTTTAGGGAAGGTTGGGAGCCTTGTGCTGCCGAAGAACACCCTGAACTGAAACTGCAACCAGATGTCGGGTCTAGGTTTGAAGGCAATCTAGAAGTAGGTGGTTTGCTATTATGTAAGGCTCCTGCTGAAACAATGGCTGCTAGAAGTGAACACTTCCAGAAAGTAGCCAATGATCAGATGAACTCCGTTGATAATAACTTTATGCGCGAGAACGATCCTCGTATGCCTCTCTTAAATCCAGAGAGAAGTACGAGAACAACTTTCGGTAGAAACTAGCCCTAGTTGCTGGGTTGTTTCTATAGTTAAAGGAGGTCATTTATGGCTACCAGCGCAACCCCTATGGGTGCTGAACCAACTGATACTCTTAGTGCAAGCGGCTCTTTCACAGGAAAAGTTAGGCACATGAGTATTGCTAGTGGTTATGGCACAGCGATCTTTTACGGCGATTTTGTTAAGCTAGTTGCTGCGGGAACAGTAGAGAAATCTGCTATTACAACGGCTGTCGTTGCAGGCACCGTTGGAATATTTGTAGGATGCTCTTACACTGATCCCACTTCTAACCAGCTAACTTTTAATCAGCAATTCCCTGCTTCTACAGCAGCATCTGACATTATGGCATATGTTGTTGACGACCCTGATCTTGTTTTCAGGATGCAAGGCGATGGATCTATTGCACAGACGGGACTAGGAAACAATGTTTCACTAGTCAATACGGCTGGCTCGACCTCAATAGGTCGAAGCAAAAATGCAGTAGATGCTTCTACAATTGCTACTACTAACAGCTTACCAGCGCGTATTGTTGAGTTTGTTGACGGCCCATCCAGCACAGTTGGTGACACCTATACAGACGTTTTAGTGACATATTTGCCACTAAGTCACGCATACGAAACCGCGCTAGGCGTATAAAGGAGATTAAAGAATGGCTATTTCTAGAGCGCAAATGCTTAAAGAACTCCTGCCGGGACTTAATGCCCTTTTTGGCTTGGAGTATGGAAAATACGAAGACGAGCATGAACTCATTTATGAGACTGAAAGCTCGGAGCGTAGTTTTGAAGAGGAAGTGAAGTTGAGCGGCTTTGGTGCTGCTCCTGTGAAAAACGAAGGTTCTGCAATCTCTTATGATTCAGCACAAGAGTCTTTTACTGCACGATATAACCACGAAACTATTGCTATGGGATTCGCAATTACGGAAGAAGCGATGGAAGATAACTTGTATGACTCATTGTCTGCACGTTATACCAAAGCTCTTGCTCGTGCTATGGCGTATACCAAGCAAGTTAAGTCGGTTAATCCTCTTAACAACGGTTTCACTAATTCATTTCAGACTGGTGATGGGGTTAACCTATTCACTGCATCTGGTGACGGTGTTACTGGTGGTGACGGACACCCGCTAGTTAATGGCGGAACAAACAGCAACCGTCCTTCTACAGCAGCAGACTTAAACGAAACGTCCTTAGAGAATGCAATTATTGATATTGCTGCCTTTACTGACGAGCGTGGTCTGTTAATTGCTGCTAGACCTCGACGTTTGATTGTCCCCCCTGCTTTGATGTTTACAGCAACTAGATTGCTGGAATCTACTCAGCGTGTTGCTACAGCAGATAATGACATTAACGCGATCCAGAATATGGGAGCCATCCCTGAAGGATATGCGGTAAATCACTATTTGACTGACTCAAATGCATTCTACATCATTACGGATGTTCCTAATGGTCTGAAGCATTTCGAGCGTACCGCGCTTGAGACAAGCATGGACGGAGACTTTGATACTGGTAACGTGAGATACAAGGCAAGGGAGCGATACTCTTTTGGAGTAAGTGACCCACTTGGAATTTACGGTTCACCCGGATCAAGCTAACGGATATGGGGGTGCTTTGCGCCCCCTTTCTTTCCTGACTAATCGTTCCACATGGAACATTAGACACTAGCCAAGACAGGAGAAATACATGGCTAATACTACTTTCACAGGTGCTGTACGATCTGAAAGCACCTTCAAAACTGTAAGCAAGAATTCAACTACTGGCGCTATTACTGAGGTCACTACTGTTGGTGACGGGCCTGTCAGTCTTTCTGACGGAAACGTAACCCTCACTAATGCAACTCATAGCGGCAGAATCTTACTTGTCCCTGATGGCGGCCAAGATAACACCTACACATTGCCAGCTCCTATTGCTGGGTCTGTGTTTAGGTTTGTTTATGCTGGCGCAGCCGCTGATGCTACTGACGCAATTATTGTTACACCAGCTAATGCAAACTTTTATATTGGTGGTGTGACCTTATTGGATACAGATGGTGACTCAATCAGCAGTGTCTTTTCTAATGGAAGCTCAAACAGCAGCATTCAATTGAATGTGCCTGCAGGATTTGATGTAACTATAATTGGTTTAAATACTACCAATTATCAAATCTTTGGAAATGTTACGAGTACCACTGCTCCTGCATTTGCTGATCAATAATAGGAGTCAATTATGGCTGATGCGGTAGCGACTCAAACGATACAGGATGGCGGTAAAAACGCCATCTTTCGTTTTACAAATGTAAGTGATGGAACTGGCGAGTCTGCTGTTACCAAAATAGATGTGTCTGCTTTGTCTAATGATCCTATGAGCGGCAAAGCCTGCTCGTCTGTTGTTATTGAAAAGATTTACTACCAAACCATTGGTATGGGCGTAAAGATATTTTTTGATGCAACAACAGATGTTTTGGCATGGCAGTTAGCCGCTGATTGGTCTGACACTTTAGACTTTTCAGAATTTGGGATACCAGATACTGAGGCATCTGGAACAACAGGTGATATTCAATTTACAACTGTTGGTCATTCTAGTGGTGATGTATATGTAATCGTCATGCAAGTAAGGAAGCGATATGGCTAAACTTGAGATGTTTGTTAACGGTAACTTTGCTGATGGCGAAGAGGTTTATCAAATTGGCACTAAAAACAAAGATGGTAGCGGTCAGACTGCTGACGGCGAATATGACATTGTTGTTTTTGATCCAATGCGTAAACCTGAAGCTGAAGCTAGGTTAAAGGAGCTTTTAAAAGGTGCTGACGAGCCAGCAAAGAAAAAAACGGAAACGAAGGCGGCTAAGAAAGATCCAGAGACTAAATCGGCTCCGAGAAAAAGAAAGGCTCCAGCAAAAGCTAAAGGCTAATGGCTAGAAACTACAAAGAAGAGTACAAGCACTTTCACTCAAAGCCAGATCAAAAGAAGCGTCGAGCAGGCAGAAATGCGGCTAGGCGCAAGCTTTTGAAGTCTGGTGCCGTGAAAAAAGGCGATGGTAAAGACGTTCATCATAAGGACGGGAATGCTCTTAATAATAAAAAGAAAAACCTCAAGGTAGTTTCAAAGAAAAAAAATAGAGGTTCGTTAAGAGTTAAATGACAATTTCTAGAGCGCAGCAGCAAAAGCAAATTTCCAGCTCTCCAGCTAGGCGAAAAACAAAAAAGCCTACTAAGAAATCGAACAAAAGGAAAAGATAGTATGCCAGATAAAATACTTTCATCTATCAGCCCAGCCTACG